TAGCAGCAGTCAGCTCTAATTTGCTTCAAACAACAGCGATAGATATTTATACAGCAAAATTTGTTTATGAAAATAAAGCAAAAAAAATCGATACAAACAGATGGCAAAAAAGCTCCATTGATTATGATTATACTGGTTCAGCAGGTGAATTTACCTCTTTTGACGCTAATGGCAGGGTTATACACAAATGGGAAGTAGATACAAATTACAACAGAGTTCCTTCCGAGTATCAAACAAAAGATGATAGACTGTATAAAGTGCCCGATATAAGCGAACATTGGATACGGGACGCATTAAACGCAGAAAGTTCAAAGGCCATTAATATAATAGCCAAGATGGGTAGCCCTATTGCAACTATAACATTTGTCGACGCAGATACAAAAATGATATCAGAACAATTTAAGGAATATACAGAAAAAACCGGAAATAATGCAATCAAATATATGTCCAATATCAACAAGAGGCTTCAAACCATTTCTGAATATACAATAGATTTTGCTAATGATGAATCTCTATCTTCTGCGTTTGGTATAAGTGATAACTATAACACATTGAAAGATGATGTGAAGGGGCTGTTTGACGCCGTGGATAGCACTAAAGTTATATCGCAAGGCGTTGGGTTTACAGAAAATAAGAAAAAATCAAAAAAAGACCTTGACATTCTCATAGAACAGGTTATATTAAAAAGACTACTTGAAAAATAAACGGAGGTTTAATGAGCAAGCAATACAGTAACGGGTCTTCTCTTAATGAGAAGATCCTTAAAGGCATGAACGTTCTCGCCGACAACGTGGGAACAACCCTTGGCCCAAAAGGTCGCAACGTTATTCTGTACGATAGAAAACAGAACATCCCTGTGATAACAAAAGATGGTGTCACAATCGCAAAGTTCGTAGAGCTTGAAGATCCTTTCGAGAACGTTGGCGTTCAAATCCTCAAGCAAGCAGCAGAACAATCTGCAACCAAAGCTGGGGACGGAACCACAACTACAACCGTGCTTACTAGAGGCATCATCAACGAAGCACAGAAGCACATAACAGCAGGTCGCTCTCCCATTGAACTCAAGAGAGGAATGGATAAGGCTTGTGAAGTTATTGTGAGTAAGATCAAAGAGATGGCCACTCCCATTAGAACAGAAGAAGACATCTTCCATGTCGCAACCATCTCAGCCAACAACGACAAAGCTATTGGAACTCTTATCTCCAAAGCTATTGACTCTGCTGGTAAAGATGGAACTGTTCTTGTTGAAGAAGCTCGGTCTGTTAATACATCTCTTGATCTCATCGAAGGATTTCGTTTCGATAGTGGCTATATTTCGCCCACATTTATCACGAATGAACGCGCCGGTACTGTTGACTACGATAGTCCTTTACTATGCGTTACAGATGAAAAACTTGAGACAATAGAACAAATTTTACCTACTCTAGAACTGGCTGCGAGAGAGTCCCGACCTCTTGTTATTATTGCTGGTGACATGGAAGGTCAAGCACTTGCTGCTGTGATAGCAAACGCTGTTCGTGGAACAATGAAGGTTGCTGCTATCAAAGCTCCGAGATACGGAGAAGAAAGACGAAACATTCTTAAAGATCTCTGTGCATCTGTTGGAGCAACATTCATTACGAGAGAGAATAATCTCACTCTGAAAGATGTTAAGTTGACTCACTTCGGTCAGTCAAAGAGAATCACTGTATCAAAGCAGTGGACAACTATCGTTGGAGGTAAAGGTGACGAAGAAGAGATTGAGAAACGTATTGAATCGGTTAAAGCCCTCATCGCTGAGGAAGACAACCTCAAAATTTGTGAGCGACTCCAAGAGCGCATTACTCGTCTCGCTAGTGGTGTTGCTGTTATTAAAGTAGGAGCAGCCACAGAAGTCGAGATGATCGAAAAGAAACATCGTATTGATGATGCTTTGGAAGCTGTTCGTTCTGCTCAAGAAGAAGGCATTCTTCCCGGTGGAGGTAAAGGTCTTATTAATGCTGTGAAAGGCATTCAGGTTGAAACAGACAACACTGACCAAGCAACTGGTGCCGCTATTGTTATCAAGGCTATTGAAGAGCCTCTTCGTCAAATGGCAAGAAACTGTGATTTGTCTGCCGATATTGTTATTGCAACTGTCCGAGAACTTCCGGAAAATCATGGCATTGACTTCATGACCGGAGAGACAACAGATCTCTTGGTTAGAGGAATCATTGATCCGGCTAAAGTAACAAGATGCGCTCTTCAAAATGCTGTGTCTGTTGCTTCAACTATCATTACCACCTCCCATGCGATTGTGTCCTGAGTGCACTAATTACTCATTGGAGGATTAGTTTGTGACCAATAGCGACATAACACACTTGACCCAAGCCATTATGGAGTTAAAGGGTCAAATCGAAAGAATGTCTGAACGCCAAGAAGAAATGGTTGAAGACGTTAAGAAAATTAAAGAGGCAGTGTATAATCCAGATTCTGGATTGTATGCTCGCCTTAGAGCTTTAGAGCAATGGAAGGAAAACCAAGCCAAAGTTCAATGGACAATCATTACAACAGTGATTGGCTTGGTAGCAGCAACTTTATATAAAATGATAGTTTCTGTTTGACAAACACTATAAAACATGTTATATTAATACTACCAACAATGGAGGTAACATGAGAGTTAGAATAAGTTATTCTGTGGAACTTGAAGATGTCCCACAGGAAGTAGTTAGATTATTAGAAACAGCCAACAATCAAGTGACAGACGTAAGAGATGTCATTGACGAATTGGTAGCTGAAATAGAAAACGATGCAAGTTCAGCCGATAGAATCGCCAAGATTATTTCAGACCTTAGAGAGTCGTTAGCAAAAATTGACCATCAATTAGCTGACAGCGATTCAATCATTCAGGGCTATTATCAAGCAACCGCCCCAACGGAGATAACAGGAGATAAAGACAGTGTTAGTGAAGGGTGATTTAATAAGAGTTCCAGCTAATACATGCTTGACGCAGAGACAAAGTGAGCTACATATGATAGACAGATATCAATACACAAGCGAACCAACACTTGGAATTTTTATAAAATATGAAGATATTAAAACAGCCAAAGTGTTTTTAAACAATAAATACTGGAATGTCAGTTTAAGCTCAATTTCATATGCAGGAGTATCACGTGCTAGTTGAACTAATACAAGTAAAACAAATAGGAGATAACTATTCTCTTTCAACTGTTTATGTAAATCCATCTCAAATAGTCTTTATGTCAGAGGATCATAAGATGAAGCAAAACCTACAAGAAGGCAAACTAAAACTTGGCCTCAATCAAACATTTACAAACTTCACAAAGATCCGAATGAACATGACTAGTTTTGTTCAGGAGATAACAGTTGTCGGAGACCCAGCTCTTATTGAGACAAAAATATATAATAAAACATCAAAACAATTATTAAGGGGGTAACATGAAATCTTATAAAATGTATGTGATTTCTTCTTGTCCATATTGCATCAAGCTATTACAGGAAATGATAAACAGGAAACAAACTTTCTATGTTGAGTTCATGGATGGCAAAGAGGAACTTCTAAAAGAGAAGAAGGAGTTTTATAAGCACCCAACAGTTCCAATTGTAATCCTCAGAGATGGAGACAAAGAAGAACTTATTGGAGGATGCACAGAAACACTCAGACTACTGAGAAAGGAGAGTAAATGAAAGAAGGAATGGAAGACTATATTGTAATGAAACCATGGGGACACGAGATTCGTTTCGCTGAGAACGATAAGTACCTAGGAAAGATTCTCTATATCGCCAAAGGCAAGAGACTATCTAGGCAGTATCATGAGCAAAAAGACGAGACAATTTTCGTTCAACATGGCACCCTTACCCTTGAGCTAGGTATACCTGGTACAGAGAGTTTTAGCACGAAAACTTTGGGATATGGGGAAAGATTTAGAGTACTTCCGGGTGTAGTCCATAGGTTCTGTGCACCTGAAGAAGGCTCTGTCACACTGATCGAAGTATCTACTCCGGAGATCAATGATGTTGTGAGACTAGAAGATGATTTTAAAAGAGTTTAAACGCGTGTAATTCTCCTTTACCCATTCGCCCTCCTATTTACTTATAGGGGGGTTTTTATGTTGTGGTTTTTACTATCTTGCATAATTGGAGTTGAGTCTGGGGAGGACTATTCTTCGATATCGTTTGAGCAAACAAAGTCTGCCCACTATGTTAATCACATGAATGCTTTGAAGTCTTCTGTGAGGGTTGATGGGCTAGATGAGGAGGGAGAGCTTTTAGGACATGGCTCGGGAAATTATTTTAAGATAGGACAACATAAGTTTATCTTAACTGCTGCTCATAATTTGGAGGGAGCACACAAGCTAGCTGTAATCGATGGCAGCTTTTATGTATACTTGCATGCTGTTATTGTAGATCCTACATTAGATCTTGCAATTCTTGTACCGGAAAAAGATCTAAAGGACACAAAAGCAGTTAAGTATTTGTTATTGGAAGAGAAAAACATTTTAGGAGAAGAAGTTATATATGCAGGATATCCAGCCGACTCTTCTAAATCAATATTCCGTGGAACAGTATCTAGTGAAATGTTTTCAAGTTTTATGATGCAATCATTTGCTCTTCCAGGATCTAGTGGCTCTGTTGTGTTTGACAATAAAGGACAAATAGTAGGCGTAGTAAGTGCAATAAAGATGGGCACCTATGGAATGAACCCCTTTCCACAGCTTCATGAGAACTTGGTTTTTTGCATGAAACCAAGAGGCTATGACAGAGCTGCTGTTAGGGGGATACTTGAGAGATGGAAAATGTCAAGGTCGGAACATTAATAAAAGATCTTGGAAAGCTTGGAATAATAACACGAATAATACAGAGTGGAAATCTCAACACTGAACACCCCATCATCAAATGGAGAATCAACTACGAGATTTATTACGCTGATGGTTCGTTCTCTATTGTTGGCGAGGTTACTTTTAAAAGATTGTTGGAAAAAGGAGACATTGAAATATTATGAGCTCCTACTCCCCTACTACCCTACTACCCCCCTCCCCCTTGGGAGTTCTTCCGCATGACATCCCTCTGCCTGAGAGTATGGAGAAACTTATAGTGATGTCTTCTGTTATCGATCGATATTTAGATCAACTATGGAACAACTATGTTGAATATGCCGAGAGCGTAATGAAACCACAAAGTACTAAAGTTTTTTCTATATTATTCTCGGAAATGGATTATTTTGAAGTGCTTAAAGCGAGGATAACTCTTAAGATAATTGAGCTCACAAAGGTAGAGAATCCATATGCATGATTATTATGATGTCGGCGCACTTGTATTGGTATATGATCCGTATTGCGATCGTGAAATCATATGTGTGATTGTGGGCGTAGCAACAGCCATGATATACGAAGACGAAGATAACTTTCTTTACAATAGTTATTGCTTAACTTATAATAAGCCATATTTCTTTTTCGACGTTGATATTGTTAGCTGCCTTTCGGAAAAAAGCTACAGAGAATATTTTTTTTGATTTGTTTGTCTGGCAAAGTCGACCCGGAGAACATCTCAACAGTCAATATCGTTCTATCAAACTGGTCGAACCATTTTTATCTAACTTAGTTAAATATAACAAATTTGTCAAATCGTTTTATGAAATTTGTTAAAATGTCTACTGCAAGAATCGTGCCAATTTTTCTTTACATAACTGGAAGTTGAAAAAACATCGTTCAAAGTAAGTAGATTCCAACTTTCAATCTCTTGCAAGATCCGTGCCAATTTTACTTTACATAACTCATGACCATTTTATCCAAGTTAGATAAAATATAACAAATTTGTTAAAATGCTCTTGCAAGATCCGTGCCAATTTTACTTTACATAACTGGAACATCGAAACCCGCAAACGGAGCTCCTGAACACGGTTTTCTATTCTTCTGATGAGTAGAATATATAAGTGAGATAAAATATAACTAACTTGCACAACTTTATCTAACTTACATAAAAAAGTTTCAAAAAAGATTTGACAATATGATCATATCATGATATTAGAATGTATAACCTTTTTCCTTTGGAGAATTCATGAGTCCTTTCAAGATAAACAGTTTGGTTGTCCACAAAACATCAAATACAATCCTTATGGT